CGGATTTTTCTATCACTTCATCCCAACGTGCAACGTTAGACGAAAGTGCAAGCTCGATGCTGGTAGAAGACCGAACCGAAAAGAAATTCTGTCGAGGTACCCTCCACGGAAATTCTAAAGAAATTGAGCAGTTTGTATATGACATATACAACCGCCAAACCTTTACGAGGCTTGTATCAATTTCAGATCGTCGAGTAAGAGAATGGGACCCAAACTCGCTCGAACGAAGAAGATTAAGAGAAATGGGTGCTGCAAAGCTCCATAAGAAAGCCGCTAAGCGGCTTCGCTCAATCTTATCAAATAGTCTTATGACAATCGATGAAATCGACTATCTCATGACATTAGATGCCTGGCACATGGAACGATTGGAAATCGGATTCCACGCTTTTGAAGCGGCAATGTTAATTGCTGAGCCAGAACTCTTAACCTCACTTGGTCCAATTGAAAATTGGAGAAGATGGTACATCTTAACTGCCAAGGGGTCGTCTATTGAGAAAGCACTTCTTTTGCAAAAGAAGTGGTGTCAATATTTCTGGTGGAAAGTTTCGAGAATCGAAACTTTGGAACCAATGAGCTGTCCTCAAAACACTTGGTGTTTAAAAGACGGTATTTTCAATACCGGTGTCAAATGGATTGACACGATAGCTGTACATGGGGTCTTAAGTAAAGCGTCTGCGACGCGACTGTCAACCCTAATCTCTATGACTCGTGGGTTCCCCACGCCGTCTAAAGAAATAGTAGAAGAGTCTGAAAGAAAATTCTACGAAAATATGCACTTACCACCTGTCGAAACGACAAAAGAGTGGGACGAGGAACTCGCCTGGGCAGCCACAGAAGTGGGCCATGAGTGCTTTATACGTGATACAAATTCTCACAAGAATCATAGTCACGTTTCTATTACTAACTCCGGATGCTACGAAGTAGCCCGAAAGGACGGCGGCAGAGCCGCTGCGATTAGTATTTGCTTCAGAGAATGGTTGCTTGAAAAGTCAACATTCACTGGAATTGTAATTGGGTACCTCAAACCTTACTACGTAAGAGAGGGTGTGGAACGTTGGAAAACGGTACACGTACCCATTGAAAAGATTGACGAACGCCTTGAAAAGGAGTTCGAAACAATAGAAATTGAATCAATCTTCGAAGAGGTGCGCTTTGGATTCGACTGTTACACAGGGAATCAGCTCATCGAGTGCGCTTGCGACCACCTCATTAAAAATGGTTATTTGAACCCTTTTTCAAAGGAGTTGCTTAAACCGTTACCAGTGAGCCTATCTTTTGTAGGCGAGCCTGGCCTGAAGGCCAGAGCAGTCACTGCTGATATATGGGCGGCCACGTTGCTTTTGCAACCACTGGCACATGTTCTTGGAGCGATGCTCAAGAACCACCCTTTTGCACATGCTGGAATGGCAGCAGCCGTCCAACATTATGAATGGGTTAAGGGTTTCACACATTCTGTGGAAACCGAAAAGAATTTCGACTTAACCGGCTTCGGTATGCTTACCTCAGACATGAGTGAGGCAACCGATCACTGTGATTTTAAAGTGTCTGAAAGACTACTAAATAACTTCACATCTGGCAGTCATACTGATTCTCAGTATATGAAACTAGCCATTAAACTGCTTTGTTCCCCAGTGTTACTGGAGGACGGTACAGTAAGTACACGAGGCGTCCTGATGGGACGTCCGGGTACGAAGATCGTACTAATGCTACATAACCTATGTGCAGAGCAGATCGCTTACGCTCGACTCCGAAGGACTCGAGATCGTAAAATAGTATCCATCGCGGCTAAGCCATGGTGGAGGAACTTTGGAGCTGCCGGTGACGATCACGTCGCCATCGGTCCACGCGAATACCTAAAGGTAATCGGTTCAGTCCATCTTACCAATGGATTGGCACTTTCAGTGACAAAACACGGTGAATCATACTATCCCAACGTAATGATGGGTAAGTACTGTGAAAAATTGATTGTGAAGTTCGCGTCGCGAACTTTACTGGCTTACAGCCCCGACGCTGGGAAATATCATTCCCAGGTTTTCGTCGACTCAATTAAAATCCGACTCCTTTCGATTGCATCGAAGGTAAAGGATAGTAGTGAAACTACTAACCCTGTCGGAGGAAAAGCCCGTGATCTCTTGCAAGAGATTAAGTGGCTTTCATCGATCCCAGAGTTTAGAGCTTCTACGAAGCTCGCTTGGATCATATTCGTCGCAAGATTCCGTCGGTATCTTCCAGGACGAATTAATTACATTCTCCCCGTAGAATACGGGGGTCTGGGGATGACTCCACCAGGTACGAAGTACACGAATGTAGTAAAAATCCTTAGTAACCTTCATAAGAAGGCACTCAAAGGATTAAGAACGAATTCTCTAGACGTCAGTCTAGTAATACCAGTTCTAAAGACTTTCTCCGGAGACCGTACCGGTCGCGGAGTTAATCTAGGACGATTATTAGAGCGTGATGATATCACAACCTTAGCAAAGGGCTCGGAATTATTTACCTTACCTCAAATTACTAACCTACTCTATCGTGAACGTTTTCGACACGGTCTGAAGACCGGAGTTTCTAGCAAGGAACTTCTTGAAGAAAACGTAGAAAGATTTCGGTCAAATCGCGACGAAGTCGCGGCTGCCGAAAAAGCTGGATTCGTGACCCTGACGGGTCTTAAACGAAAGCTCGAAAGAGCCAGAGTTTTTAAGAAACTCTACGACGAATCATTACAATCTCCTAGTCCAGGCTTTGAAAAAGACCTGCCTTGGGAGAATAGGTACGAGAACCTTGAAAAGGCTTTATCTCGAATCCCTGGAATACATGATATCGACCTCGAAGAGGGAGATGATGTATTAACCGCTGAGTGGATTGCTACGCAACCCCCTTATCGGGAAGAGTTAAACCCAAGTACCACTTGGGTATGTCTCCGAAACGAAGGTTTCGTGGACAATTTAACCGTAATGATGGCGAAAGGTGTCTCTGCAGAGAACCCGCAATCAGAATACCTCCCAGGTACAGCCTTGCTGTATCGTAATTTGGAGGTTTTACCTTCTCTTATGGTCTTCGACCAAAGAGTTAAGGTTTTCGCTGGTACTTTCTCGGAACGAGAGAATACTAGAGCTACTTTAAAAGTATCCGATGGAGTATCTTCACTTTTAAGAAAAGCCTGGCAGCCCGCGAAGCGGTTACTGTCCATGGGCATACGCCCCGGCGCTATCTTCGATAGAGCACGATGGCAATCCTACCCGGCCAAAAGCCTAAAACCCTACTTAGAAAAGAAAGGTGAGGTAGAAGAATTAATTCAGGAGATCGCCTCTGTCGAGGGATCTGCTGAAGTTGCTTTCCAAGTTAACGAAGCCAGGTGGAAACACCTGATCGACACAACTAACCGCGTAGCGGGAAGCAGCCTTGGGTATGGGGATCCCTTCCGATTTAACAATTACAACGAATCAAGATTCGTTCCTCTACCTGATGAAGAATTGTCTCAGAAGAGATATACCGATTTACTAGCTTCTGCTGGTATTTCAGTATCAGGGGCCTCGTCCCCAATTCCGACTGACGCAAGCCGACCCACTCTGCAGAGTGAGGCTAGCCAGCTCGCCAGTTTAGGCAATTTCCAAGATTTTGCGATGGCGAATAATCAACCACCGGGATCGACGTAGTCGAACCGCCTCAGAAGAG